TCAGATTCTCTTATTTGTTGTTCTAGTCTATCAAAGCCAGCTTCTGCACGTGCTAGTTCTTCTCTAGCTGTTCTAATACTATTAGCATCTATAGCATTGCTAGATGTTCTTTGTAATTGCTCGAATGAACTTAATACAATATTCATAGCATTAGTCATGTGTCTAAAAGCAGGTGTCATTCCGTCGAAAATTCGGATAGATGTTTGTATAGTTGCCATTTTTAACCTCCTTTCTTTTTTAACATAATATAAGCACTTACTTATTTTTAAGTAAGTGCTTATATATTATAAATTTAGCAATTCTTTTTTCTTAGCATCAAATTCTTCTTGTGTAATAGCTTCCATATTTAACAAATTCTTATATTTTAATATTTCATCAGCTGTAGAACTAGATATAGACTCTTTTTTATCTTCTATACTCTTAGAACTTGTTATTATAGACAAAGTTGATAAAATCTCTTGGGCATAATTATAAGATTCTTTATATAAACTTGAATTTGTAGAAATTTTAGAATTAATTAAATATATATACTTTGTAGAATTCTTTATATTATTAATTGTAATTTTTATCTTTAAACTATTTACATAAGTTTTTATTTTTTTCTTTCCTAATATACTTCCAGCTATAGCTCCTGTTTCGCCAAATAAAAGACCTCCTCCAATAGCACCACCTAATCCACTTTTAATTATAGATTCATCATCTTCTAAAAGTTCAAATGAAATAATATCCCTAAAGTCATATACTCTCTTATTCTTATTTAAATTGCTTATTTTATCAGATATAATTAATTGTTTTTTATTTTCATCTACTAATAAATAAATTCCTACTTTTTTACTTGCGTTAAAAGATTCAAATCTTTTTTTATTTTCAAGTGTTAATCTTATTGATTTTTTTATTTCCTCAGAAGATATTTTTTTAATTACATCTGTTGGTTCGACTATAGAAAATGTATCTTTATATTTTTTTAAACATTCAGAACATATTACACCATCAGATATTTTTTGTTTACCTTTTTCTCCACATATACAACAACTTTCATTTCCACTAAATAATCCCATAATATCCCCCTTTATTATAATGAATTTATAGGATTATTATACTATATCAGTAAAATTTTTACATCATTATCACCTCCTTTCATTAAAAAAACACTTACTCATTTGTAAGTGTTTTTGAATTATTTTTAATTTTAAGTCCACATAGTTAATATAAAACTTGTCGTATTAATAGATGCTGTCATATTCCTAAACGCATTTACATACCACATAGTTAATATAAAATCTTCCTGTTATTTGTTTATAAAACTTGCCTACTCCCTTTACATACCACTTAGTTAATATAATTTCCTACCTATATTATACCATTTTTTACCAAATAAAGCACTTGAAACAACATAATATCCAAGTGCTTTATCCATATTATTTTACTTATTTTCTCTCTCTTGTTGTTCCCTAAGAATACCTCTCAATATCTCTGCATACTCTTGAAATTTTTCTTCATTGTCCTGTTTTAATTTATATAATAATGTAGCAAACTTTACAAAGTATTCTACATCTTCATCAGTTTTTAAATTATATTCATTAAGTAAATTCTCACACATTGTATTAATCCCCCTCAAAACTAAAATAAACTAAACTAAATTATTTAATACAACTGATAAATTTACTCAATCTTATAAACCACATGATAATTCTTCTTTTCACCTGCAATCTTAGCAGGTCTATTATTTTCCTCTATCCAATTTCTAACCTTATCTATTACACTCTTTGTATATTTATTTACAGTACCAGTCCAAGAACCATTAGTTTCCCAAACGCCTTTGACTTCGTTTTCTTCTAAATCAATCTTTTTAATAATTTCACAAACAGCCATCTGAGCTGGTTTATTACTCTTAGAATATATTTTCAGTTTAGATGCTATTTGCTTTGTATCAAAATAATGTTCTTCTTCGTTTATCTCTATTGGTAAATCAATTCCTGCTTTCTTATATAATGTTTTAGCTGTTAATAGTTTGGATTTATTGTCAAAGCCTGCACCATCTAATAGTTCTTTTAACATAGATGTACTATTGTAAGCTAACTGTAATTTTTCAATCTCGCTTGCTTTTTCTCTCAACTTATCTGGGTCAGCATTATTTGTTATGTATGCACCAGTTTGTCGAATGGCTGGAAGTACTTCATCACTTATCCAATCTTGAAATCTCTCAGCTTCTTCTTTTTTAGATTTAAATATTAACTTATATACTCCACTCTCTGTTAAGAACTTTTCACCTGTGTTATGCAATTTTCTAAAGTCCTTATCTAGGACATTAGAATTTTTTAATAATACAGCTTGAGTATCATTCATTTTAGATAAATGATTTCTTATTGCACTATCACTTAACTCTAAACATCTTCCACAATCATATGGATTAAATAAAACTTGCCCATTATATTCAAGTACTTCAACTTTCTTTTCTTCAAACATCATTAATTCATTTTTCATAATATTACACTCCTTAATTGAATTTTTTTAAGGAATGACGTATACTATAGTTAGTGTATATAATATACGTCAATAAGGGATGTTCAATCTTTGGTCGGGGAGAACGTCTCTTATTTTTTATTCCTCTTTTTCTAACTCTTCATTAATCTTTTCTTCAAGCCAAATAGTTTTAGTCTTGTTCTGCTTTTTTAAATGTTCTTCAATTTTTTCTACTTTCTCTCTATCTAGTAGAACACTAAAAGTTTTCTTATTCTGTCGTCTCTGCTTGAAGTAATCTGCTCTACTGCTATCAGTAATAATTTTCACCTCTTTTCTGTATCGCGATAATATAATTATACATTGTATCGCGACACTTTTCAAGAGTTTTTACTAATTTTTTCTAATTATTTTACTCAACCGACCAATTTTGAGCAAAACAAAAGCACCTACCAAAAAGTAAGTGCTTTCTATATAACAGATTTAATTTTAAAATAAAGTATTCACCTAATTTCCAGACGAGAAATCCAAATCATCAATTAAATTTACATTATTTTTTATATTATTCCAATCATCTAAAAATACATTATAAGTGAGTGTCACATCAACAATAAAGCTTATTCTCACTGAATGGATATCATTCATATCTTTTATATTGTTTACAAATTCTTTAGTAAAGTTTCTACACTCATTTTCATCATTAAACCTAGAATTTTCCACTTGAATACTAACTATATATCCCTCACCTTTTGTTGGGTTTAATATGTTAACATAATATGTTGTTTTATCTTTTAAGTCTTCTGGTATCATAGAGTCTACTTTTGCTTGCATCTCTTGTTTATAAATATCTTCTTTTTCTCTTTCGCTAATTATATTTTCTTTTGTAATATTTCCTTCATTTACTTCATCTCTATTTTTTGAATCTCGTATCGCTTGATGAATCATCATTGATACTGTAAATACAACAAAGTATATTAAAAATATCACTAAAATTTTCTTCAACAAACTTAATTTTTTAAATTTTCCCCACATAATGAACTCTCCCCTATTAAATTCTTTATTCAAATATAATTCTATCTAAAAATAAGAACTTAGTCTATTGATTTAAAATATTTTGAGCAAAATAAAAGCACCTACCAAAAATAAGTGCTTCTTTCTTCTATTTAGTTTTTCTCCACATTGTTAATATAAAAGTTTGGAGTTTTAAAATTATCATTCCTATCTTTTGCTTTATTTACATACCACTTAGTTAATATAAAACATTCAAGAAGTAATTGTAATTGTTCATCTGTAAAATAATTTACATTCCATATAGTTAATCTAAAACTAAAGAAATTGATAAAATTATTGTTTATTCAGTTGGATTTACATTCCATATAGTTAATCTAAAACATTATACACAAATACAACTTGAAGAAGCTTTAAAAACATTTACATTCCATATAGTTAATCTAAAACGCTTTTAAACTTTCCTCTAATGCAATACTATCTGTACGATTTACATACCACTTAGTTAATATAAAACGACTTGTGTTTATAGATTTCTATATTTTTATTATACCACTTTTTAACAAACAAAGCACTTGAAACAACATAATATCCAAGTGCTTTATTTATATTATTTACTTATTTTTCTCTTCTTTTTTCCTACATTCTTCTTTCACTAAACTTACAAATCTATAAAATTTATCTGGATTTTCATTTCTCATTTTTTCAAAGATACTTCCAAGTTCTCTAATAAGTTCTATTCTATCCATATCAAGTAAATTCTCACACATTGTATTAACCCCCCAAAATAAACTAAAATATATTATTTAATACAACTGATAAATTTACTCAATTTTATAAACCACATGAAAATTCTTCTTCTCACCTTGTATCTTAGTAGGTCTATTATTCTCCTCTATCCAATGTCTTATTTTATCTATTACACTCTGTGAATACTTATTGACACTTCCACTCCAACCTCTTTTACTCTCTAGTACTACTAACTTTTCATTATCTTGTATATCTAACTTCTTAATAATTTCACCTATTGCATGAAATGCAGGTTTATTAGACTTAGAATAAACATTTAACTTAGTTGCTATTTGTACAGTATCAAAGAAATGTTCCTTCTCTTCTATTTCAAGAGGTAACTCTATTCCTGCCTTTTTGTAGATAGTCTTTGCTGTAAGTAATTTTGCTTTTTCATCTATTCCAGCATTATCTAAGAATGGAGTTAGTATTTCTATAGTCTTATTAACTGTATCTAAACTTTCTATTTCATTTGCTTTTTCTCTTAATGCTTGAGGGTCAGCGTTATTTGTTATGTATGCACCATGTTGTCGAATAGCTGGTAAAACTTCTCGTCTAAGCCATTTCCTAAACTGTACACCAATAGGTTTGTCTGTGTATTGTAAAAATCCATATAAACCATCTTCATAAAAAATAGTTATACTTCTAGCTTTATTACTAATTATATTATTTGCGACTACATTTAAAGTAGTTACAAAATCATTAAATTCATTTCCTTTCAATACATCATACTCTTGTTCAATCTCAAAGTCTTCTGCTTTTATGCAATCCTGTATTGTTTTAGATACATCAGCATAATCGAATAATCCAACTATTTGATTAGCTATCCAACAAGATTTTTCTTTCCACATAAAAGTATAAATTTGACTTCCATTGAACTCTTTTACTATTAAATTTTTCATAACTATTACACTCCTTAATTGAAATTTTTTAAGGAATGACGTATACTATAGTTAGTTGATGTATAGTATACGTCAATAAGGGTTGCTCAAACTTTGGTCGGTGGGAGTGACCCTTATTTTTTATTCCTTTTGTTCCAGTTCCTCGTCGATTTTTTCTTCTAGCCATTCTTTCTTAGTTAGATTCTTCTCTTCTAACACTTCATCAAATTTATCTAACTTTTCTTTGTCTAAAAGTACACTAAAACCTCTTTTATCTTTTCGACGATTTTTCATATACTCTGCTCTACTTTTAGTTGCTATTTTATTCACCTCTTTTCTGTAACTCGTTACATTAATAATAACATTGTAACGAGTTACAGTCAAGCTATTTTGGAATATTTTGCAAATAAAATTTTATTGAAGCTAGCGTCGTAAAACACTACCTCAGCTATATCTTTTTTTCTAATTATTTTACCCAACCGACCAAATTTGAGCAAAACAAAAGCACCTACCAAAAGTAAGTGCTTCCTTTTCTTTATTTAATTTTGATACTACATATTTAATATACTAGTAATATAGTTTGAGTTTTGACCATGTTCCCAAAACGGGAATGTGCTATCATTTCAAATATTTTATAAAAGCACCTACATATTTGTAAGTGCTTACTATATTATCTATTTAGTTCATATACTACATACATAAAATATCCACATATTATTCTTAATATAAACAAATCTCCCTAATATACCATGCTATAATTAATTTAGGAAATATTAGTAGATACTTCCTAAATTAATTATGAAAGGATGGTGATATAATGAAACGTGATTTAGAATTGATAAGAGATATTCTAATCAAAATGGAAGAATCTGATGCTGATAGAATGTCTATCAGTGATTTCATGACTGATGTCTATGATGAAAGAACTATTTCTTATCATTTACAATTATTATTGGATGTTGGCTTTATTGAAGCTACACCAATGGGTGTTCAAAGATGCTTATATAAACATTATATTGTTAAGAGGATAACCTCCTTTGGTTATGATTATCTTGACAATATAAGAGATGACACTGTTTGGAATAAAACTAAAAAACAATTAGGTAATTTTGCATCTTCCGCCTCTTTAGAAGTTATAGGCAGTGTTGCATCTAGTGTTATTTTAAAGATGATAGGAGTATAGCTTCAAACTTTATAGCATCTTCGAAAATCATATCTAATTTTTTATAATTATCAATATTTTTTTCATAAGACTTAGTTGAATATTTATTTATATTTTCAATTAAGTCTTCTCTTGCTTGTATCAAAATTTTTAACCTCATTGAACAGGCAATAAATTCTATATCTTTATTCATTTAATCACCTCTATTTTTTTACATAACAAAAGCACCTACATGTTTGTAAGTGCTTTCTTTGTTTATTTAATTTTGAATCCACATAGTTAATCTAAAACCAATTTCATGTGTGGATAGTTGCCATATCTCCCACCCATTTACATTCCATATAGTTAATCTAAAACATCATCTGAGTCTGTAAGAGTTGTAGAATCATTAAAATTTACATTCCATATAGTTAATCTAAAACAGAAGATGCAAAGAAAAAATTAGGATTAGACAATTTGATTTACATTCCATATAGTTAATCTAAAACTCCAATTTCTTCTGTAAATTGAGACTCTCGAAAAATTATTTACATTCCATATAGTTAATCTAAAACCCCAAAATAAACTTAGCATTTCCAATACCTACACATACACACCTCTCTCAAATTTGCAGTGAACCATGAGTAGTGCAATTGATAACATTTATCACACACCCTCAATGCCTTGTATTCCAATTGTTAAACCATATTTTATTACAAAAATCGAACACTGCAAAATCTCTACATTTTTATTATATCATAAATATATTATTTTTGAATATCTGTACCAATTTGTGGTATAATAAAAACAAGAAGAACTACAATCTATTTGGAAGTAGAGTGAAGTTCTAAACAATTTAATGCTTATTTTTTTTGAACTTAAATGAAAATTTAAGCTCAACATCTAAGTCACTCTCTTGCACAGAGTGGCTTTTTACTTTTTTGATACATAGACAAACTATGTAACCGATTAGACTAGCTGTTAAACTAGCTAATACACCAATCAAAAAATTATCCATACATATTCACCTCCCTTCTATACGTTGGGAGGATAATCTTTTGTATGAACTCCACTCTATAAATTGTAGATTACATCTTCTTGCTAAAAATATTATAACATATAATTATTACATATTTTACCTATTCTATATTTATTTTTTTATTTTGCTATCTTCTTCTACCCCTCTTTCTCTCTCTTTCAGCTTCTTTCATTGCTTCCTCTTCATCCTCTATCTTAATAAGTATTGAGGCGGCTGCTAATGCTCTCTCATTAATCTCTAATCCCATATAATCACCTGGTTTCCACTTTAATTTTTGGATACAATAATGCGTGATACTAGCATCAAAATCGCCGCCCCTAATTAGTTTTTTGCTTCTTCTACTTTATCTTCAAATGTTGTATCAAATCCATTAACCTCATTAACTTTTACTGTATAGTTGACATACTCACCTGCTGTAAGCATTGTCTTTAATAACTGAGCTTCTCCCATCACTCCATAACTATTTTGGAGTTCGGCATCCTTTAAATCTGGAAATACTGTAGATGCTACACATAATTCAGCTACATAACTGTTATAATCAATTTCACTTGTGAATTGACCTGTTGGCTTCCCGTTATTGCCAATCACTTTTACTCTTTTGGTACAATTTCTTCTTAATACTTCATCTTCCTCAGAAGATAAAACTTTTAATTCCCATTCAACTGGCTTTCCTTCTTCGTCTAAAAATCTATCACTTGCTATATATTTTACATTATCAACCTTTATTGCATTTTGACTTAAAAAAGCACTTAAATTACTCATATTATCCTAATCTCCTTTTATTTTAATTTTTTATATAAAAAAACACATCTATAATTTATAAATGTGTGTTTTATTCCATTCCATTTATTATATTGAACTTTTCAACCAATTCCCAATCCTCGCATGTAAAGTCCATATCTTCATCAAGATACTCACCATCTGCATCAAATTTAACTATAATTCCACTGTCCATGTTGCAATCCTTAAGTATTATAGTTTGACGTCCAGCTGAACTCGTTGGGTCTTCATTTGTTACCTGTATATCAAAATAAATATCTTCACCAGTCTCTTTGTACCTATAAAGAAGCTCTCTAAATATAGAAGTATTGTAGTGAAATGTTGCACTTCCTGTGTATTTGCTTCCAGTACTTTTATTCCCTTTTGTAGTGCTACCTAAGATAGGAACTTCACTTTTATTTTTTTCCATCTTAGCTTCTAAGTTAATAGCTTGCATAAAATTATATCTTTTACCCTCGATAGTAACATAGCATTCTGCCTTAGATGCACTTATTGTATCTCTTGCTTTTATTTGCTGAAACATATATCACACTCCTCTCTTAACTAACTGAAACAGTCATATAAAGCTTACTCATAGCATTTATAACCTTAACAGCATCAGATACTATGACAGTTTTCTTATCATTTCCAAGCTCTACACTAACATCATCAGTTTTAAAATCTTCTATTGCCCTTATATTCTCTAATTCTTTATGGTGTTTAACAACATCATTCCAGAAACTTATTCTTCCTGCCTTATCATTCGGAACTTTACCTAAATACTTTTCATTAAATAAAGTTGCAATATCATTAGCAATTTGGTCAAGTACTCTAACACTTTGGTTACTTGAAAAATCGTCATTTTTATCATCTGTAAATGATACAAAAGTATTTATGTCCTCTAACACATGAACTTCATCACCAACTTTATGAAATATAAATTTACCACTCTTTAGTGCTTCTTCAAGTTGTATTTGGTGTAATTTACACAACATCAAACTCACCATCATACTTTTTATTAGTATTAGATTTATTTATATCGCATCCTGCTATAGCTCCAGTAG